CTGGTCCCCGAGCTGGCCCCAGAGCTGGCCCCAGAGCTGGTCCCGGAGCTGGCCCCAGAGCTGGTCCCCGAGCTGGCCCCAGAGCTGGCCCCAGAGCTGGTCCCGGAGCTGGCCCCGGAGCTGGTCCCGGAGCTGGCCCCGGAGCTGGCCCCGGAGCTGGTCCCGGAGCTGGCCCCCGAGCTGGTCCCCGAGCTGGCCCCCGAGCTTGGGGAGTTCGCGGATCATTGCTGCGGCGAACACCCCGCCCAGCGGGGAGTCCATCCACACCACCAGTTGCGGTTCGGGGATGTCGGCGGCACGGTAGGCGGCACGGACAGCGGCCTCCGCCCTTGGGCGGTCACACCGGTCGGTGGACAGTCCGACCCGCATCCAATGGTCCCGGACCCGCTGGGCGTGCTCGATCTGGTCGTCGGTGAGTGTGCCGGTGAACGCCATCAGCAGATCACCGCCACAGGCTCCGAGCTGATGACGGGCATGACGCGGGTGTCGGCCATCGACGGGCACACCCGCAACGCCGCCACCAACTCCGACGATTCGATATCCGACGTGCGGCGCCACACACCACCAACCCGGATCACCGGATCAGACGGACCGTGATCGGTCGGGATCGGTCGGGGCAGCCGCTCGATCAGCGTGGAAACATGCACCCGATCCGGGGAGAGGCTGTGACGGCCGTACTGGTACGCCGCCATCACCTCGTCATGGATGGTCGGCATAGGCAAAGCGCCGAGAGAATCGTGGTTGCTGGTCACGGCGGTGGTGGCGTACCGCGACAGGTGGTAGTCGTCGATTCGGCGCTGCGCTCCGTTGCTGGTGGGGACCAATTTCCCGGCGCCGGGAAATTGCTCGGCGGGGTCGTAGCCTGCATTCCTGGCGCTGATCTTGGCGCGCGTGATGGCGTCGGCGAACCGCTCCCACTTCTCGTGCGGTCGACCAGCACGTCTGGGATGTTTCTCATGCGTGAATATTATTGCACCGGTGGAATATTCTCCACGCGGCCCGAGCCCTCCCCTGCTGGTATCGTCTTGCATGAAGAACCTCATTTCTTCTGTAGGCCCCGGCGGTGCAACGCCGGGGTTTCTTCTTTGGTCAGGCGGTCGCCAGGAAGTCGTCCAGCGTCGTGCCCTCACGGTCGAGGGCTTCCAAGACGAGTTCGGTGTCGTGCTTGATGCACAGGTCGACGACGCGACCGATCTCATCCCCCGTCTCCGGGTCGGTGAGGATGGTGACGGAACGATGCGCGGGCGCGGGCGCGGGCGCGGGCTGCGGGTTCACGAGGCCGCGGGCATCGGCGATCGTCATGTCCGGGGTGATCGTCCCGGTTTCGATGTGCTGCTCGATCTCGTCAGCGTCCAGTCGGGAGAGCACATACAGCGCGTCGATGGATCGCGGCAAATCGTCTGAGTTCAGACGATTTAGGCTCCGGCCGATCGACATTAGGTAGCGCGCCCGGGATTCGCTGATCCCGATTTCGCGGAGCATGGGCAATCACTCCCCATGCGCCACATCAGCCTTCGCGGCGATCAGGTTGCGTCCTGCCGCCACAATGCCTTCCACCGCGCGGCCCAGGTCGGCGCGGATCGTCTCGGCCCACTTGTCAGCCGAGCGGACCAGTTCAGCCGACACGACCGGCTCGACCGTCATCACGCAACCTCGATCCGGCGGTACTTCTCCAGGACGGACACGGGGACGTTGAGTGCGACGGCGAGTTTCTTGGTGACGGTGGCGTTCGGTTCGCGGCGTCCGTTCTCCAGGTCGGAGAGGTAGCCGAGACTCATGTCGGCGGCTTTGGCCAGCGAAGTCAGCGAATACCCGTCCTTCTCGCGGATCACCCGCAGCTCCTGCCACGTCTGGGTGGGAAGTGCTCGTTTGGACATGACGCCAACCTACTGCGTAGATGTGCGTAGGTCAAGCGTAGTGGTCAAGAAGTTCCGCGTAGGTGCGCTGACCTGCGGTGTTCGAGTATTACACGCGTGTGATTGCGAAGATTCGTCGAAGATTCCCAAGCTGAGAGTGCGGGTTCGATTCCCGTCATCGGCTCCAGGTCAGAGCGTTTTTTGGGTCTGGGACTTAACCTGACACTTAACCGTAACGACGAAAAGCACCCCCGCCCCGGCTATGGGTTGGGGGTGCTTCGTCTTAGGGGCCGCCAGCGACACGGATATAGATCTATTGTCTGTAATGGATCTTTTACTGATAGGATCTTTTCCATGACACCGACGATCGACACTCTGCCAGCCACCCCCGACATCGCGCCATTGCCCACCGTCGACGGCGGATTTCAGACCGTGCTGGCCGACCCGCCGTGGCGCTTCGCCAACCGCACCGGGAAGGTCGCGCCCGAGCACAGACGCCTCGACCGCTACGGGACGATGGACCTGGAGGCGATCAAGGCCCTTCCCGTCGGCGACGTCACCGCCAAGGACGCGCATCTATATCTCTGGGTGCCAAACGCGCTGCTCCTCGAAGGGATAGAGGTCCTCCAGGCGTGGGGCTTCCGCTACGTCTCCAACGTCATTTGGGCCAAGCGCCGCAAGGACGGTGGGCCCGACGGCCGCGGTGTGGGCTTCTACTTCCGCAACGTCACCGAGCCGATCCTGTTCGGCGTCAAGGGATCGATGCGCACACTGGCGCCGGCGCGCTCGACGGTCAACATGATCGAGACCCGCAAGCGCGAGCACTCCCGCAAGCCCGATGAGCAGTACGACCTCATCGAATCCTGCTCTCCCGGGCCCTACCTGGAGATGTTCGCGCGCTACGCGCGCCCGGGCTGGTCCGCGTGGGGCAACGAGTCCGACGACGAGGTCGCGCCCAAGGGGCAGACCCACAAGGGCTACTCCGGCGGTGCGATCGAGACCTTCCCGTCACTGGAGCCCAACCAGCGCCTGAGCCCGTGGCTCGCTGATCGCCTGTCCCGCATCCTCGTCGAGGAGTACGCCGACGGGGCTTCGATCGACCAGCTCGCACAGGAATCGGGCTACTCGATCCAGCGGGTCCGCGGCCTGCTCGAACAGGGCGGCGTGACACTGCGCGGTCGTGGCCGGCCGAAGAAGGAGGAGGTTCCGGTGAAGGCGGCCCGTAAAACACAAAGAGCGGCCCCCGGCTCTCGACGGGGAGACGAGAACCGGGGGCCGGGGTCGAAGTGTAGATCTACAGGTAGTCGCGCAGCTCCTCGGGCACTTCGGGATGGGGGTGGCCGGGTGCGATGTCCGACAGCGCGGCGGCCAACCGTCGGATGTAGCCGATGGCCGCCCAGAAGCGGCGTTTCTGATCGGTCAACTGCACTTCGAGGTCGGCGACCGTCTTGGACAGCGTGTCAATGCGCTCGTCGGTGACGCGCCGGTACTCCGCGGCATCGCGCTCCAGCCGCTCGTACTGCGCGTCGATGCGGCTGATCTCCCGCTCCTGCAATTCGTAGGAGCGTGCCGAGGGCTCGCGCTTCTGCCACCACCGCCCCGCCGCGCCGAGGATGCCGGGGAGTCGCGCGGTGGCACGGGAGAACAGCAGCGAAATGGTGGTGGGCCCGCCGATGAGGAAGATCAGCAGCCACAGCAGTGGCGGGATACCGAGCGGCGGGTCAGCCGGGTCCACACCTGCGCCCGTCGTCCTCGACCTGGGCCCAGTAGCCCAATGCCGCGGTCCATGAGGCTGCGCCGACGACGAGGTAGAGCCACGGCCATCGCCACCCACCGTCGGCGGCGTTGAGTGACTGGGTGGCGATGCCGATGCCGATGGCCACCATCAACGCACCGCCGACGTGTAGGCCGCCGATGGTGACGTGGCGCCAACGGCCGGCGAATCCGGCGAGGGTGAACAGGCCTGATGCGATGAGCAGCACGCCCCAGTAGTGCAGGGGCATGGCCTTCTCGATGCCGGTCAGCCACCACTCGGGCTCACCGGTGAGGTAGTCGCTGCCGATGGCGATCGGGGTGAGCGGGATCATCAGCATCGTCGCTGTGCGCCACGGCAGCGGCAAGAGTGGATCCCAGGTGCCGCGTTTGATGCCCAGCATCAGGGGGTCAGTATCCGTAGCGTTCGGGCTCGCTGCTCGGCGCGAAGACGGCGCCCGGCTGCGGTGCACGCGCGGCGGCGAGGCCGCCGCCGAGGATCGCGGACAGGAGTTGCAGGGCGATGGCCCACTGCGCGTCGGTACCCCAGGCGAACGCGAGCCCGATCGGCTGCGCTGCCAGGGCGACACCGTAGATCGCGGCCGACACCTTGCCCGGCCAGTCGAGGACGTCGCGATGGGTGAGCGCAACCCCAAGGTCGAACACCGCGAGGACGGCGGCGGGGATCAACGGCGCCAAGCTGCCGGAGATGATCGTGACCGCCGACAGGACGCCGACGACGGCAATCGTGAGGGTGTGGACGTAGGCGCGGCGCGCCGGATCGAGGATGGACATGATGGGGGTCTCCTATCGGATGAACTGCTGGTCGAGGACGACGGCCACACCAGACGGTGACCACACCAGCGCCCCGGTTTCGAAGCGCTGACGAATGTTGTCGGTGCCCGGGACGGCTTCCTCGGGCCCGACCGGCCAGCCGAGGGGGCCTTGCTCGGAGCCGAGGGAGGCATAAGCCTGGTAGATGCGGCCCCACACCGCCCAGCCGCGCGGCGATCCGGTCTTGCGGAAAAGGACGCCGTGCTCGAAGGCTTGCACCGCGCCGTTGGTGACGACGCTGTGAGCGAGGACGGGGAAGCCGAGCGGGCCGAGCTCGAAGCGGTAGTCGGTGGCCCACGTCTCGAACAGCCCAGAGCCGGGGAGCGCCGGGTCGGCGTGCGGGATAGCGATTGCCGTAGACGCGCCCAGTTTCCAGTAGATGTGGGCGTGTTCGAACTCGGCGAACGCCCCGATCTTCACCCCGGCCCCGCGCAGGGCGGTCTCGCCGTCGGTCAGGCGTTTGCCGATCCACGCCTTCGCGCGCGCGGCTTCGGCGTCGATCAAGTTGCCGGTGGCCGGTGGCCCGGCGTAGGCGGCGACGTCGGCGGCGAATACGTCCCAGGGGAACTGGTTGCCGACGTCGAGGTGGGTGCCGATGCCCAGGCAGCGGGTGACGTAGGCGTGATCGGAGATCCCGGATCCGCGGCGGTATGGCGGGGTTATGACCGTGGCGGGGATGCCGAAGCGGCGGCAGTCGCGTACGGCGACATAGGCGGCGATGCGGATGTCCTCGCGGCGTTGGAGCCACTGTGCCCGGGTCCAGCCCGCACGCGACCCGGCGAAGCACAAGTTGATCGTGTACGCGTTCGCATCCAACACGCTCCACGCGGCGCGCTCCAGCGGCACCAACTGCACCAGCTTTCCGTCGCGCAGCGTGTAGTGGTAGCTGACCTGGTTGCGGGTGTTGTTGCAGTAGCGCGCCAGGTCCAGTGCGCTCGCGTTGCCTTCCTCGGTGTGGATCAAGAAGTTGATCGGCGGGCGCGTGCGCGGCTGGTGCGACTGCCCGAGCAGTTGGATCGACTCGAAGCGCGGAGCCGACCCGACCGGAGTCGCCGCCGGCGGAGCAGGAGCAGCAGGAGTCGGGGCCGGTGCGGCTGCGAGCGGGGATGCGGCTACATAACCCTTCGGCGGACACAACGACGCGGTCTGCTCGAAGGAGACCCAGCTGCCGTACGGCGGGAATCCGGAGTCGGCCCACCATACGCGGCGTCGTCCGTCCGGGTCGATGCCGTACCCCATGAGCGCGACGTAGTGATAGACGGTGCCGCCCCGGTAGGCGAGGTTCTGCGTCGACGGCGCGACCGCGCGCGGGTAGTTCGACGGCGGCGCGACAATGTTCATCACCACGCCGTACCCGGCATCAATGCTGCGCACCAGATCCGTCCACAGTTGATCCTTCTGTGCCTGAGTGGGCGGATCCTGGTGCATCTGCACCGTCGTCCACCGCACCCCGGGGATCTCGGCGGCGAGCACCTTGGCGGGTAGCCCGATGTGGTCGGTGCCGTCGGTGTCGGTGCCCATACGCCTGGCGAGGTCAGCCTCGGTGCGGCGGATGCCGCGACCGTTCAGCACGACCTGCGTCGCTGCTGGGCCGCACCAGTAGCCAGTCTCCTGAGCGACGATCGACCGGTCGTAGGCCAGTACCTTCTCCATCGCGACCTCCGCTGGGCATGACGAGTCCCCCCAGGGCTTGACCTGGGGGTTTTAAGAGTTAGAGCGGTTTACTAGACAGGTTCGAGGGCGATGGTGATCGGCACCGAGTTCGTCGACGGCGACATGGCGACTTGGGCGACCGACGTCGCGCCGAGCGGGCCGTTGGTGTCGAAGCCCTGCGTGCGGTAGCTGCCCGACGTTGCACCGCCGCGTCCGGTGAATCCGGCGGGTGCGGTGAGGTTGACACCGCCACCGGCGCACAGGCGCACCACCCATGCGTCGGTCGAGAAACCTGAGAGTGCGGGCCAGTTCGCCGACACGGTGCCGCCGCCGGCGTGCACACCCTTCACCGCGCCCCGGAAAACCATGACGTGCAGATGCGAGGCATTCGACCAGGTGCCCGACACTTCCGACGAGGACGCGGCGATCAGGTAGCCGACGCGGACGTACGCGCCGAAGGTGCCGCCGTTGGCGATGTTCGTCTTACCGGCGGGCAGGGACGGCGTCGAGAACGCACCGTTGATCGCGTAGAACAGGAGAAAATCCCCCGCCTGATGTGAGGGCAAAACGACGGTGGTGCCGCCGTTCCAGTTCGAGCCGATGTACTCGATGCCGCCGACGGGCCACACCTGGTCCTCGCCGAGATACACCGCGTCCACCGGGTCGGCACCAAGGTAGATGGCGTCGGCTTCGTCGCCGCCCAGCCAGACCGACATCAGTCGACCACCACGTACACCGTGTTGGAGTCCTTGGTGCCGATCGCGGCGTACTGCGCGGCCGTCCCTCGCCACAGGGTCAGCGTCGTGGCGGTGCCGTTGTTCGACCCGGTCACGCGACCGGTACCGAGCTTGGTGACCGCGATCGCGGCGGAACCATTGATGTCGGCGTCGACGAGCGTCCCGTCGGCGACCATTGAGCTCGTGATCGCCGGGATGCGCGCCTCGGCCAGGGTGCCGCTGGTGATCTTGGAGGCGGCGAGATTCGGGACCCGCGCAGCGTCGAGAGTGCCGGACGTGACATCCGACGCAGCATGAGTATGTGTGGCCGGCGTGAACGTTGACGGCTTGTCGGTGATGCCCGACCAGTTCGTCGTCCCCGGTGCCCCGTCGTCACCATCGTCACCGGGTGGGCCTTTCAGGTTCGCTACTGGTGACCACGCCATGATCAGCTCAGCTCGTAGACGTCACCGTTGGTGGTGTCCATGTACATGTCACCGGGCAGCGACCCACTCACACCCGAGGGTGACCCGGCGCCGGTGAACCACTTCGAGCCACGCGCACCAGTGGCACCAGTCGCACCGTCGCTCCCGTCGCTTCCGTCAGCTCCGTCGGCCCCGTCATTTCCGGCGATTCCCTGGATTCCCTGGATTCCCTGGATTCCCTGGTCTCCGGCATCTCCCTTGTCTCCCTTGGGCCCCCGGAACTCGACACCGTCACCAGACGACGGGAAAGCAGAGCCGTCCCAGATGTACAGCTTGCCGTCGGCGGCCACCATATAGCCCGACCCCGCATCACCAGCGTCAAGGTCATCGGGCAGTTCCGCGTACGTCGGGACCGATCCGGCGATCTCGATACCCGCACCGTCAGCGCCGGCGTCACCGGTGTCGCCTTTGGCGCCTTGGCTGCCTTGGGGGCCGCGCCACGTCGGGCCCGTGCCCTCGGTCGGGAAAGCGGCACCGTCCCAGATGTAGAGGCATCCGTCGGCGAGGTTCACCCACGCACGGCCCGCATCGCCTGCACCCAAGCCGCCGGGGAGGTTGCCGTAAGTGGCGACGTCGCCTTGGGGTAGAACACTGGTGCCGTCGGCTCCGTCGCTGCCGTCGGCGCCCGCCGCGCCGGGGCTGCCTGCTGCGCCTGCTGCGCCTTGGGGTCCGCGGATGTTGCCTGAAATTACCCATGCCAATGGGATCACCGTCCTTCTGTAGGGTTGGAGATGGTCATAGAAAAGCCCCGCACCTGCGCGAACAGGCCGGGGTGTGGCCGACTAACGAGGAGTCGACATGTCTGAGCGTACGTGCGATATCGCTGGGTGCGATCGCAAACACGAAGCGCGCGGGTTCTGTAGGAAGCACTACGCGCAATGGCGCACTTCGAATGGTGAGCGCATCTGTTCCGTTGACGAGTGCGGGCGACCTGCCCACGCTCGCGGGTGGTGCACGACCCACTACCAGCGGTGGAAGAACAACGGGTCACCCACTGCCCTTCAACCGCGATATCCGGACTCGCCATGCACAGTGGACGAGTGCGACCTACCCGGCAGATCGAAAGGGATGTGCCAGATGCACTACGCGCGGTGGAAGCGCCACGGGGACCCGGCCGTGCTGACCGTCCCCCAACGTCCGCAGAATCTGAGCGTGCCCGAGATTCTGGACTGGTATATCCAGCGTGGCGAGTCGGACGAGTGCTGGCCGTGGACGGGTCAGAGCATCCGAGGGTACGGGTATTTTGAGGTCGGCGGGCGAGACAATCGGCGTGTTCTGAAGGCGACACGCGTCGTGGTCGAGCTGCGGGATGGCATCGAACTAGCTGTCGACGAGGTGGTGATGCACACGTGTGACAATCCGCCGTGCTGTAACCCAGCCCATCTGGTCGTAGGTACGCAGGCCGACAACATTGCCGACATGATGGCGAAGGGGCGCAGCTACTGGCAGAAGCGGCACCGATCAGTCTCCTAGTGTGTAGATGGTGCCGGTGGTGGTGTCGAGGTAGCGGTCTCCGGGTTTGGAGCCGACGATGGTGTCTGGTGGTCCGTCGCCGAAGAACCAGGCGGTGCCTTCGAACGCAGGCCCCGGTGGGCCGGGATCGCCGCGCAGGAATTCGAGCCACTCTTCTTCGGTGCCGAGGTATCCGTTGGCGACGGCGGTGGCGTAGGCGGAAGGTCCGGGTGGGCCGTCGGGTCCCGGCGTGGGGACTGCGGCGACGAGGACCGCTGCACTACCGTCGGCGACGTCGACCTGGGAGGCGACTTCGATGCCCGCGGTGCGGGGGCTGACTTCGATGACGATCTCAGTCATGCCGCGATCCCGTCGTAACGCACAACCTGCCCGTTGACCAGGACGTCATCGAGATTGTCGGGGATCGCGTTGTCGGGCAGGATTTGCACCGCGCGCCACAGGGTGCCCGTCTTGATGTTGTCGACGAGAGCGTGGTCGATGTGGATGCGCGCGGCGGGTCCGGTGATGATTGCGGTCCCAGATACGGGGCCGGTCTTCGCGTCGATCGTGAGGACGACGGTCACCCCGGCAGGCCAGTCGGTGATGGCGGTCTGTCCGGTGTCGGGATCGACCGTCTTGTACACGAGGGTGACGTCGAGGTCCCCACCACGGCTGAGTGGGAGGTTATGCAGGGGTGGGCCGGGAAACAGTGGCGTGGTCATCGGCTACTCCTGTTCTGCTGGCATGAGGTTGGGGTGGATCGCCGGGCGGTTGCGTGACCACGGTGTCGGTGCCCACGTCGGGTCGTCAGCCTGCAAGGCTGCGCACAGATCGCCCATGAAGTCGCCGTGCTGACCCTGTTCAAAGATGACGTGCCACACCTCGCCCGTCGGGTTGGCGAGCATCTCCCACTCGCGGAACCCCTCGAGGAACGCGACGAAGAACTTCACTGCGCCGGCGCCGGTGGCGATCGTCTCTGGGCCCTCGGGGTTGTAGGCGGGATCGTCGGCGAGGATGGCTTGCCACAGCTTCGGCACTACCACGTTGTGCAGGAACCGCAACCCGGGGTGCAGCATCTCGGTGTCGACGAACTGGCGGGCACCGAACCCTGACCACGCCACCCCGACGAAGAAGCGTTTCACGTTGTACAGCGGATCAATCAAGGGTCACCTCAACACGTAGAAGGGCAGCTTGGTCGACGCCGAGTAGTTCAAGTTCGACTCGGCGATCGAGGTGGGCAGGGCGCCGGAGTTCGAGTTGGTGTAGCAGTAGTTCTTGCGCGGATACTGTGTCGACGGCGGTTCGATCCGGGTGATCTTGGTCATCACCACCGATGCGCATGTCTGCAGGATGCTCGTTTTCTGCAGCAGCCCGATGGCGAAGACCTGGCCCTGGGTGGCGTTGATGGTGACACCCAAGTGGAAGCGCTGCTCGGTGTTCGTGTTGGTGATCGAGCTCTTGATGTCGGTGGTCGCCGACGAGGTGTTGCACAGGGTCAGGTTCCCGGTGGTCGGGTTGACCAGATACACCCCGATGTAGGCGTTTTGGATGCCGGCGAAGGTCTGTGAGTCGCCGGTGATGAATCCGACCTGGCTGTAGCTGCGGGTCTTGGTCGCTTTGATGAAGGCGATCTCGACGTAGTTGTTGCCCTGACCCGCGGGCTGGTAGTCGGGAATCTGACCCAAACCATGCGAATGTGATCCGCCGCCGCTGCTACCGCCGGAGCTGGTGCCCGCCGCCGCCCCGTTGGACAGGTTGGCGCGCGGAAATGTGGAGTCCTCGTCATCGTTGATCGACATCCACAGCGACGAGATCATCGGGATCTGTTCCATTGACGGTTTCCCGTTGGCCGTCACCATCGCCGTATCAGCAACCGATGACACACCGGCCAACCAGTTCGCCAGCGCGCCCTCGATGTCGTCGCCGATCACCGGAATCGCACCCAGCAAATCGCTCAGCAATTCGACGATGATCCGCAGCGGCAGCCGCATGATCGCCGGAATGAGATTCGCCTGGATCTCCTCCAGGGCGTCCCAGTCCTCGGGGTCGGTGTCGGTCAGCCAGGCGAGCAGCATCGCGAGTGCGCGCAGCGCGGTGGCCGCGAGGTCGACGGGCAGGCCGGCGAAAAACCCCGCAACCAGATCGGGCAGGTCGTCGGCCGAGGTCAGGGTTGGCGATCCGGGGTCGTCGTCGGCGATGTCGCCCAGGAATGAGCCGAACAGGTCGGTGATCATCTGCATGGCCGCACCGGGCAGCAGGCCGCCGGGGGTGTCGGTGACGACCTCGGGCAGTCGACCCGACGATGCGGACTGCAGTTTCATCGCGTTGAGGTTCTGCAGGATGTCGCCCAACTGCGAGGCAATGTTCACGTCGCGGGGCAGCTCAGAGCCTGACCCCATGCCCGGTGCGGTCACCGACGTGCACGCTTCCCGGCCGGAGCCTTCTTCGCCGCGGTCTTCCTGGCGGGGCGCTTGGGTTTGGCCATGTCGGGCAAGGGTGGTGCGACACCGACGGTGGCCACACCTGCCGGGATCGTCCCGTCTGCGGGGTCGATCTGCGGGGTGACCTCCACGAACTGCTGCGCGGCGCTGGCGCGCAGCCATGCGGGCACGATCGGCATCTCTTTGGCGACGTCGTCGTGCTGGCGCATCCCGAACCCATACAGTTGGCGCGCCCACAACTCGACCGCGGCCGGGTCGGCGGGCAGATAGGGCGATCCGGTGCCGGAGTAGAACGTCATCAGCAACGCGTCGCGGACCTTCTCCACGCCGACGCGCACCTCTTCGGGTTCGTCGGCCAACGGCCCGAGCTCGGCCCCGACAATTGGTTCGGTCACAGGATTCCTACTCCTTCTTGTAGCCAACTCATCGTCTCCGCGAGCATCCCCAGGCCGCGCGACAGTGGATCCTTCTTCGACCGCAGGTCTCCCATCTGCGCCTTCCATGAGAGCGGGGTGTCGCGCCCCCATGCGATCTCGAGGTGGCGACAGCGGCGCACGAACACGCGGGTGCCCAGGTATTTGTTGGTGCCGCCGATACGGTCGCCGTGGAACCAGTGCCCCTGGCCCTGGTCGCCGATCAGGAAGGGTCCGGCGTCGACGATGGACAGGTCGAACGCTGTCTCGGGGTCGGTTTCGCGGCGGCGTGCGCGCAGCGCCATGACCGCCGAGAGGACATAAGCCTGGTTGATGCCGGGGACGATGGTCTCTTGCAGGCGCGCCCAGCCCGATTCGGCGGCGCGCTGCGCGAGGTAGGTGCTGTTGTAGCTCAACAGCACGTCTTCGTACATGCCGTGGATGAAGGCGTCGATCGCCATTCCCAGGGACCCGATGGAGAACCCGAGGCCGGGGATCAAAATATTATCCCCGAGCACGTCGCCACCGTAGTTGACAGCGGCCTTGATCATCTCGTTGACAAATGGGGCTGATTTGCCGCCGGTCGATATTCGGCATGGACCAGCGGCTTTGCGGGTGAACGACGACTGTTGGATGCCGGTGACCTCGCCGTCGCGATAGACGACGTGCGGGTGCGCGGCCAGGGTGCGCAGCTGGTTGGGGATGCGGTACCCCTCGGGCGGGGTCGGTTCGCCGGTGATCAGGTCGTAGGAATCCTCGACGTCATCGCCGATCGTGTCGGCGACGGTGCGCGCCAAACCGGTGATGAGGCTGCCGGCCAGTGAGGTGCCCTCGCGGAAGCCGGACTTGTCGATGATGTCGACGACCAGGGTGCCGTTGCGCAGCGTGGGTGCACCGTCCCACGGTGGTGGGTCGCCGGTGAGCCAGCGACGGCACTCCACATACAGTTCGGCGTCGTCGAGGACCGGTGCGGCCATGTCGTGCCAGGACTTCATGCGGCTGGTGACGATCGTCCACGGCGAGGAGTCCTCGAGGATGGAGCCGGGTTTGACGACGATGGGCCAGTTCGTGAACGTCATGCCCGTCCAAGCCGCCGGGTTGAGCGGATCGGCCGGCAGGGAGAACCCGGTGACCTGCAGTCGCAACAGGTTCAGGAACAGTGCGGTCTTGAGCGTGTGGATCGCCGGACCGGCGAGCATGAACACCTTGGGGAACTGCACTACCGCCATCGGCAGGAACGGATTCGGGGCGCAGTGGACGTTCTTGAGGTGTTCGTAGTCGTGCTTGAACGTCACCGTGACGGTGTCGCCCTTGGGGTCGCGGTTAAGTGTCGCCGACTCCATGAGCCCCGACCAGCGGCCGCCGTCCTTGTCGACGGTGATGTTCACATCACGGGTTCCGCGAGCCTCTTCGTCGAGGATCCAGTGCGCCAGGAATGTGGCGCGCTCGTCGTCGAAGTCGATGGGCAGAGTGAGGTCGCCGATGCCGGTGTCGTTGAGCTCCCACGGGAATGCGGCGTCGAGCTCCGAGCAGCAGCGCCCACGGTAGGAGTAGTTGCCGTCCCACAGCCGCACCATCGGCGGCAGGGACCGCTGCGCGATGCGGTCGTCGCGCAGTTCGCGCGCCCACGCACGGAAGTCGGCGAGCTCTTCGACGCGCTCGGCAACCGCGGTCACAGCCCGGCCTCCGCCGACCAGAAGCGACGCATCGTCACCGTGCACGTCGCATCAGCGGGCCCGTTGCACGTGACCGGGACATACAGCTCGTCGGTGTAGGGCGGGATCCAGTAGATCGGCTCGACACCGTTGAACAACCCGGATGCGTTGGACAGGTCTTCGCTGATATAGGTGTCCATCATCGGGTCGGCCATCACCGACAGCCGCTGCGTCAACGCCGGGGTGTTGATCATCCGCGCCGCATCAGCACCGGGCAGGCGCTTCCAGTGCTTCTCCTGCCCGAACGAAAAGTCGGGGATGCCCCAGCTGGTCGCCGGATCCAGCGACCATTCCAAGAAGCACTTCTGATCAGTCGGGTTCGACAGAAGCACCGCGCCGGTGTGACTGCCCGACGACGGGTTGGACCACGAGGAGTTCTCCTCCTCCGACTCGTACATCGGCTGCAGCGCCACGGCGGTGACCACGGCACGGGCGAACCCGTCGATGTTCCAGTCCCGTTCGGGGCTGAACCCGATCTCCTTGGCCAGGCGCAAGTTCAGCCAGCGCGTTCCAGAGATCTCCGTGGAGAACGACCACTTGACGGTGGCACCCATACGCCACATGCGCCGGAACCGCGAGATCGTCTCCTCGATGGTCTGCCCCGGGATCGCGTACAGGTTGAACGGCAGTGTCATATCGCGGATGGGGATCTCGTGGCCGACCGCACGCCCACCGATCTCGAACGCACCAGAGATGGTGCGCAGCGTGAACGCCGTCGAATACACACCGGTCGGCGACACGTCGAGCTCGATGCCCTCGTCGCCGAACCGGCCATCCGGCGCCGACACCAACGCATAGTCATCGTCGGATTCAAGTTCGATCGTCGCCACATACACGCGCGGCCTACCCCCTCATCACCATCTGCTGATCGCCCCCGCGGCGCGGCGCTCTTCACGCTGGCGCGCCTGGGTGAACGCGTCCTCGACGCGGGCCGTGGAGATGTTCCAGGTCACCTGATCGCCATCACGGCCACCAGCTGCGGCGCCGACGAGGTCGGGGCGCGTCGGGACGCTGCGCATCGGCGGCAGGGCGGCCAGGGCACGCTCAGCGGTGGCCCACTGCTCGTTGGTCAACACGGCTTCGCGTTTGCCGGTGAGGTTGCGCGCCATCGTCACTCCGGGCTCGAGCCAGCCACCGGAGTCGAATAGCTTCTGCTTCTTGCGCTTCTCGTCCTTGCCGTCGTAACCACCAAACAGCGTCTTGTTGGACTTCTGGTCGTAGATGCGGACCTGCTTGTTCAACTCGGAGAACGCAGAGAGGAAGTTCGGACTGTCGGGGATGCCGAGGACGCCGAGCGCATCCTTGGTCTGCCCTTCGACGATGCCCTTGGCGGCAAACCCGGCCCACCCAGAGATCGACGTCGGATACCGGTCGTCAGACTTGGAACCGCCGTCCTCGGGTCCGTACTTCTGTGGTGCGCCGCGGCCGTCGTTCTGGTCCATGTTGTTGGGGTTGTGCGACCCGTCGGGGTTGGTGACCTTGTCGCCCTTGTTGCCGTCGTCGGCTGCCTGGGCGCTGACCTTGAGGTGGGCGAAGTCGGTGAAGATGGACTGGTCGATGCCTTGGCCGGTGCCGTACTCCGCGGGGGCGCCGGGGGGGCCGTGGCTCTCGAACTGGGTGCCGTCGGGGAATTCGCCGGCGGTGTGCCCGTTCTCCCCGCCGCCCTGGTCGTACCAGCCGATGGTGATGGCATCGTCGCCGCCCTTGCCGGTGGCGAAGCCGCGGCCGCGCAGCCAGTCGCCCTCGTTGACCGTGGACATGCGTCCGGCGGCCCAGGCATCCCCGTCCTGGGTGGTGTAGACGTTGACCACGCTGGCCACCAGCCCGGAGCAGTCAATGCCCTGTGGGGAGAACCCGCCCATTTGATAAGGCGTGCCGGCCATCGACTTGGCCCAGTTCATCGCACGCATCAACCGATCCGCCGATTCGCTGTCCTCAACGTTGCCGCCGTCGGCGTAGCCGGGCAGCAGACCAGTCGCGTTGATGTAGTCCAGGGCGCCCGGGTGGTCCTTCTCCATCCGGTCGCGCGACTCGGAACGGATCACATGCTCATTCGCGTGCACCAACCCGGCGGGCTGATACTTCCCACCCCGGCCGGTGTAGCCGCCGGTGTCGAACTCGGGGATCTTCGGCATGGCGAACGACTTGCCCCGCAGTGGCCCGATCACCCACGGTGGCACGGTGAACGACAGCTTGCCCATCGTGGAGTTCCACAACTTGGCGATCGCGTTCATCACCGTCTTGAAGGCGGACTCGATGCTGTCCCACATGCCCTTGGCATAGGGGGCGATCTTGTCCTTGAGCCCCTTGACGAAGTCGACGATCTCGCCGAACTTCCGACCCGCCCAGGACGCCAGGTCGCTGATCTTGTTCATCATCGTCTGAAGGATCGCGACGACCTTCTTGACGATCGCGATCACCTTGGGCATCACGGCGACCGCGAACTTGGTGAACTCCTCGATGATCTTGATCAGGTAGGGCATCGTCTGGACGAGGATGTCGGCGAGCATCGGCAGCAGCGAGGCAGCCAGGTCGGCGAACTGCGGCAGCAGTGGGATCATCGCCAACGCCAAGTCCACGATGCACTGCACCAGTTGCGGCAGGAACGGCAGCAGCTGGTTGAGCGCCTTGACGAACGCATCGCCGATTTGCTTGCCAACCTGCGCGAGCACCGGCGTCAGCGCGTCGAGGACCGGCTTGAGTTTCTCGCCCATCTGCTTGATCACCGGCGCGAGTGCCTGCAGCACGCTGCGCAGCACCCCCACCATCGGCGTCAAGATCGACGACAACAGCGTCAGCAAGATTGGCAGGTTCGGTGCGACCGCGGTGAACAAGTCCCCGACCAGCGAGACGAGCTCGGCGAAGAACGGCGCCACGATCGGCAACGCTTCGGCCAGCGCATTACCCAAGACCTGCAGTACTTGCGACAGCGGCGGGATCAGCGGCTGCAGGGCGTCGCCGAGAGAGCCGATCAACTTGCCCAACACGGGCAGCACTGGAGCCAACCCGTTGGCCAGCGCCTCGATGAACCCGCCCAGATGCGGCATCAACGTCGTCAACGCCTTGCTCAAGGCTGCGCCGACGGTGCCCAGCGATGGCCCGATCTGCTTGAACACGTTGCCCAGCGAGGTGAACAGCGGCCCCAACGTCGGGCCGACAGTGGAGCCCATCGTCACGAACGCGTCAGTCAGGCCGGTGATCATCGGCGACACACCCGACAGGGCGGACTGTGCCGCGGCCTTGAGCCCGTCGAACTTGCCGTTGGCCTGTAGTGTCGCGAACTCCGCCGACAGGTCCCCCAGCGTTTGCTTGAGGGTGCCGTTCATGTAGCCGGCGATGTCGGTCAGCCCGGTCTTGAGGCCGGGCAGGTTCTGGTCGGCGAACGTCTTGACCGAGGCGCCCAGGCCTTCGAACAGCTTGTCCTGCACCGCCAGACGCAGGTCTTTCCATGCCGGGCCCAGCGACTGCATCTGTCGCACGAAGTCCTGGGCGTTGGGCGCGAGTTTCGCCATTGCCTGGGCGACCTTGTCGGCGGCACCGGTGCCCTTGGCGAGTTCCTTCTGCGCCTTGGCCAGGTTGTAGGCGGCATCGGCCAGTTTCGACTGCGCGTCGGCCACCTTCTGGTCGGCGGCAGCCTTGGCCTGTTTGGCGTTCTGGACTTCGTCGGAGCCCTCGATGCCCTTGCGGTTGGCCTCACCGGTGTCGGTGGCCTTGTCCGCATGATCCGAGCGCGCCTCCTTGAGGCGTTGGCGGGCCTTGTCCACACCGAGGTCGGCCTCACGACGGTCCAGCGTCGACGACCCGCCGTCGCGGTACACCTCGTTGCGGCGTTCCTGGGCGCGCGCCAGCGAGATCTCGGCGTCTTCTTGTGCCAGGGCCGAATCGGTGAGCTCGTCGTTCATGTCGCGCAGCGCGCGACGGGCGTCCTCATACGATTCGGCCAGATCCTGCTGGGCCTTGCGTGCGTCGCGCTGTGCGTCGGCCAAGTCCTGTTGGGCGTCGGCGACGTCGTTGGCGGCCTTGGCCACGTTGTGCTGCTTGTCGGCCAACTCGTCGGCCGCATCACCGGCGCTGTTGGACTGCTCCTTGATGGCCTTGAACGTGTCGACCAGTCCGGTCGAGCCGATCAACCCGACACCGCCGATCGCGCCGAGCGCCGCGGCGGCACCACCGGCAGCACCGACGACACCGAGCAGCGCGGGGACCAGTGCGGTGATCGCCGAGGTCAGTCCGACGAACTTGACCGCACCCATCCCCGACAGGGACCGCTCAGCATTGTCGGCACCGGCCTTGGCGCGCTCGAGCCCACCCTTGTCGTCGAGGTCGACGTTGATCGTGGTGGTGCGGTCGCGTGCCAGTTCGGCCAGTCGCGCGGCCACAGCCTCGACGCCGGCGAGGTCGACGTTGACTGTGACGTCGGCACCGTCGAGGCGTGCGATCTGCTCGCGGAAGCGGGTGAGGTCGGCCGACACGTCGACCTGGAAGTCGGCGTCGATACGCTCCAGGTCGCTCTTGAGGTCTTTGACGAACCCCGCCAGGGACGGCTTGATGTCGATGGAGGCGGAACCGGCGGAGTTGGCCACTCAGTGCACCTCCTTGCCTTCCCACACCGCGTCGACGCGGTCCATGATTTGTTGCAGCCGGTCGCGGACCTGCTCGCGTTTGAGCTTGTCCACCGCCGGCACCGGCACCCACGGGGTGATGCCCGCCGCGGCCGGGTCGCCCTTGCACGCGGCGACTAGCAGCTGCTCGAGCAGCGCGGTGATGCGCGCGAAGTCATAGGAGTGCTTGTCGAAGCCGCTCCACCCGGGCGAATCGGGCGGCGGGTGTTTGGGTCGGCGGCCTTGGCGGGCGGCCAACTCCATGTCCTCTTGCAGGCACGCGACATACCGCGACCCCAGTGGTAGTTCGTCGAGCAGTTCGAACAGGTCGCGCCAGTCCCGCTCGCCGCGCAGCCAGTCGCCCAGGTCGTAGTGGTAGACCTGCGCGAGGTCGGCGCGGATCCCCGGCCCGTAGCCTCCGACGAGGTCTACGAGCCGTTCGAGCCCCCCGGCACATCAGTGGCCCCCGGTCCGACCTGTGCGGTGAAGTGGTCGAGCACCCGCAGCCACAGCGCGATGACGAGCTCGGGGGTGGTGATGTCCTCGCCGTCGGCACGCAACACCTTCACCTGCTCGTCGAACGCGTCGAGGATGCGGTCGAAGTCCTGTGGGCGGCCGTTGAACATCAGGCGCAGCGCCTTGATGGCCTTGCCGTCCTCGACGAGTTCGTCGAGTTCGAGCTGGTGTTTGGTGGCCTCGGGCATGGTGATGACGATCGGCGGCGAGAACCCTTGCTTCGGGCCGAGTACGAACGGCACGATCTGTCGTTCGGTGGTCTCTCCGAGCCGGGCCCGGGCCCGGGCGCGGTAGGCCTCGAAGTCGGCGAGGTTGTCGCGTGCGCGTTGGGCGTCGTCGCGCAACTGCTGCTGCTCGTCGGTCTCGGCGGCAGCGGGGCGCGGGGCTGCTTTACGGGGGGCGGCCTTCTTCGCCGCCGTCTTGCGCGGCGCCGGTTTCTTGGCAGTGGTCATCACAAGTCCTCACGGGGGTTCGGGGTTCGGGGTACGGGGGTGGGTGAAGGCACCGGGGCCGCGCCCCCCGATAGAACGCGGCCCCGGTGACACTCAGGCGATGACGACGTCGGGGCTGGTGCCGCCGGTCAGGTTCGCACCCGAACCGGTCAGGGTGCCCGACACGGTCTCGTCGAACACCACCGTGTAGGGGCCACCGACGCTGCCGGTGACGGTGACGTGGCCGACGCCGACACTCGACAGCGCTTCCAGGGCGCTGCGCAGGTTCGTCGCGGTCACGTTGTGCGCGATCCCCGCCGAGGTCTGCCCACCGATCGACAGGGTGAACGTGCCACCGGTCGGGCTGCCGGTGATGGTGACGGTGAACTCGGTGGGCGAGGCCCAACCCAGCTGCGGTGCGAGCTCGGCCCAACCGGCTCCGTCGATGCCGAACTCGTAGAGGTTGTCACCGTCCTGGAACATCTGCAGCGACTGTTCGGGCATCATCGGCGCATCCTGGGACAGGCTGATCTTGCCTCCCTTGTCCGACCCGGTCTTGGGGAAGAACCACCACGGGAGCACCTCGTTGCCGGTCTGGTCGTTGAAGTCCAAACCGAGCAGCAGGATCGACCAGTACTTCGGCGGGATGCCGGCGGTCTTCTTCGCACGGAACCCGCCGGTCGAGGTGCCGACGAACGCGCCGGCATCGAGGTTGGACTGGATGCGGTGGGTGATCTTGCGGGCCTCCTGGGGCTGGATGGCGATCGCCATGCCCTCCGACTGCAGGATGCGCCGGCGCGGTGCGAGCGCGCCGTAACCCATGATCTCGTTGTACTTCGCATCCGGGGACAGGCTGGCCGCGCCCTTCTGGTCGATGCGACCCAACGACAGCAGCCCGAGATCCTCGACGACGTCGTCGATGATGCCGGCGGCGTCGAACGCCGGGTCGGGGAAGGTGACGCCGGGCTCCCACGGGGTGGCGAACACGGCGAGGTCCTGGACGACGACGACACCGGCGTCCACGGCGTCCTGATAGGCGGTGATCGAAGACATTGGGGGTCTCCTTCTTCAAGGGTTTCGCCCCGCGGGGCATGACGAAACACCCGCAACCGGGCTGGCGGCGGGTGACTAGGAATCGGGGGAATCGGGGCTACCGGCGTTTGCCGGTGGCCAACACGAACGTGCCCGACACGAGCCGGTCGTCCGGGTCGTCGAACACGAGTTGTTGCGGGGTCTCCGAGACGGCGAACCCGCGGATCGGGGTGATGGAGCCGTCGGCGCGCGGCACGATGCCGCCGGCGACGTATTCGGTGCACAACATGTCCGACACGAAGTCGAACACCTGCGTCGAAGTCTTGCGGGTGGCGGCGAGGACTTCCAGCTGCACCGGCACATAGCGCAGGACGCGATCCTCGACGATGCCGGGCATTGCGTGCACGCGTACCACTGCCCCACCGTCGGCGATGATCGCCTCGGTGTTCGTCGGCAGCCACGTGCACGCCACACCACCAGGGTCGCAGCGGTCGAGTTGGGTTTGCACCATGTCGGCGACGACGTCCTCGGCGGGCCACCACGCCGGTGAATAGTCGACGGGAAACTGCATGGGTCAGCCTCCCAGGTGGTTGAGGGTTTGGCGGAGCTCGTTGAACCCGTCGCGGCGTACACTGCGCCCGTCGCGGCCGAACTCGCGCGCCCCGTCATGTCCGAACTCGTGCGATGCCGCGTACGGTGCCTGCGCGGTGACCCGACCGACCCACCGGTCGCCCTTGCCTCCGCGCACCACCGACACCTTCGCCGACCGCGCCAGCTGCCCGGTGCGTTTGGCCACCAGCGCCTGATACACCAGCTGTGCCTGTGACGCTTTGGCGAACACCAACTGTCGGCACTGCGGGCCGGTCAACCAGTCGGTGAGCCCGCTGTAGCCGTCGGCGGCGCCGACTTTCACATCACGCACCAGACACCTCCCGCAGTCGTACCAGCTTGTAGCCGTAGTCGGTGCCGGTCATCGGATGCACCTGGTCCCACATCGGCTTGCCCAGGACGTGAAACGTGCGAGCGCCGATCTCGACCTTGTCCGAGGCCACCACATCGGCGGCGCGCGGCACATATAGGTCGACGTCGGTGATCTGCACGTCCTGGAACTCCCGGTTAGAGGTGGTGGCGTTCCAGTCGACACCGCACCCGTTGATGGTGTGGTCGGCCTCGTCGCCCACGGGATCGCCGTGGCGGTCGGTGGCCGACCGCAGAACCGTGACGAGCACCCCGTGCGGGAGTGTGAACGGGGTGCTCACATGCCCGCGCATTCCATCGACACCGCACCCGAGGGACGCCCGTCGAACGCGTCGGATTCCTGGGTGGTCAGGTACAGGTTGCCCTCGGGGTTGCGGTAGGCGACCTGGCTGGTGGCGGTGAACGGGCCCATCACAGCGGTGGACTGCTGGTTGGCCTGGCCCTCGTGCTCGGAGGCCAGCATCGCCCGTTTGACCATCGCGCACGAGATCATCTCCGCCAGCCCCGCATCGACGGCACCAGAGGCGATGCGGGCGTCGAGGTCGGGGAACCAGGTGCGCAACCACAGTGCAGCATCCTCGAGGAGGACCTCGGCGGTGGCACTGTCGGCCAACGCCGGCCACCTCGAGCGTAGATCCTGCGCAGTCGCGTACGCGGCCATCAGTCCTCCGTGCTGCTCCGTCGCGGACGACGCTTGGGCACCTGGACCCCGTCACCGCTGTCGGCCACCGACGCCTCGACCGGCCCCGCGGGCGAGGTCTCCGCCGCGGCGAGCACGTTGAGGCTGTCGAACCGGGCGACATGATCGCCGTGAACGACGACCTCAGCTCCACGGTCGGCCCAACGGACCCGTCCGGCCGGGTCGATGTAGGACATCGAACCCAGCCGGACAGTCCGCTTCGCACCGCTCACGCGTTCAACTCCGCGACGAGCGCGTTCGCATCAGACTGAGAGTTCGTCTCAGCCTTGGCGCTGTACGTGCCCGAGTCAACCTTCACGATCAACCAGCGGTTGGCGACGATGTCCTTGATGACCACGTACATCAGTCGGCGAGACCTGTCAGCTTGAGCACGTTGTAGGGGTTGGTCACCGCGAACACCGGCCGGATCGACGTCTGTACGATCGTCGACTCGGTCGAGTCGTCGCGGTAGGTGACCGTCTTGAGCGGCTGCTCGTAACGGACCTGCCCGACGGTGCCCTCCTGCACCGCGTACCCAGTGCCCGCGGCGACGGCGTTGGACACCGCCACCGAGAAGCCCTGCGCGCGCAACCACGCCTCGGCATCGCCGTAGATGATCGACAGGTTCGCGAATTCCTGCGGGTTGAGCACCAGCAGGTTGTAGTCCGCGCCGAGTTCCTGCGTCTGGCCACGCTGGCGCACCTTGGCCAAGGTGGCGGCAGGCATGATCGCCTTGGTCTCGGTCGAGATCGTCGCGGTCGTCGCGTCAGCCCACGAGGCCGACGACACCGACAGCTGCACGTCGCCGCCGACGGCGGTGATGCTGGCCTCGAGCTCGGCCAGTGCGCGGGCGTGCAGCCATCGCTGCACGTCGTTGCCCAGCTTGATGCCCTCGGACTGGATCTGCGACAGATCGTTGCGGTCCTTGGCCTCATCGGTGACGCGGAACTTGCCACCGAACTTCTCGACCTGCGCGGTCTTGGGCTCGGGCCGGTCGAAGGTGACCTCGGGGAACTCAGCACCCGGCGCGACCTTCTGTCCCCCACGGTTGGGGAGCAGGTCGTTGCTGGTGAGCTGCGTGTAGACCAGCGAACCGCCCGACACACCGCCGCCGTTGGCGAAGATCCGCTCGGCGAAGTAGCCCTTGAGGGCGATGTCGGACAGGTACGCGTTGATGCGGGTCGGTTCCTTGAGCATCAGGTCGACGGTCAGGTTGTTGCCCGACACCGACGCAGCGCCCAGCGGGTACTCCTGCGAGTAGTAGGTTGCCATGATCGTCTCCTCAGAGGTCCAGTGCGATCAGCACGTCGTTGTTGTTCGCGCCGGTCGACACCGCGGTGCCCACGGGCTTGCCCGAGGCCAGCGTGACGGCCTTGCCGTCCGCACCCACCTCGACCTCGGCGCCGACGCTGATGGCGCCGCCGGCGGTCACGTTGACGATTCCGCCGCGCAGGATCGCGCCGACATCACCGGAGGCGATGTTGCGGGCTGCGACGCCGAACGCCTTGACGCCGGCACCGGCGGTGGCGGCCTTGATGAGTCCGTCGGCGTCGGGGGTGGCCGACACCGCGACGAACGTCTTGCCGGTCACGGCCCCGGTGGTCTTGACGGTCACGTCAGCTCCCGGCCGGAACAGCGGCTTGGCTTCGTTTGCCATGATGTTCCCTTTCGGATTTACTGCGCCCGGGCCGGAGTGGTCCAGTGCGCGGGATAGGAGTTGTCCACCGCCGGCGGCGGTGTGGGTGAAGCTCCGGGCTTCAGTGATTCCACCGGCCGCTGAGTCGGCGGCTTGGCGGGATCCTCGACAGGCGATGGTGGTGCCGAGGCTGACTGCACACGGGCAGCGAACTTCTTCGCCCGCGCTTCCTTCTCCTCGAAGGTCCCCTCACCGATGAACTCCAGGTCCTCGGCGGTCAGGTTGTAGCGCGCGGCGATCAGTTCGGTATCGCGCTGGGCGAGCTGGGTCTGCAGGTCGGCGTTCTCGGCCTTCTGCCGGTCCAGGTCGCTCACGTTCTTACGCTCGGCCTCCTGGGCCGCGGCGACGAGCGGTTCCTGCTCCTTGAGCCTGCTGCGCAGGTTCTGAGCCTCCCGCTGCACTTTGTCGAGCTTGCGGCGCGCCCAGTCGGGCAACTCGCCGCCGGTCTCATCGTCCTGCCCAGCCTCCGGGGTCGGATCAGGATCAGGCTGCTGCTGGGTCTGCAGGTCCTCCACCGGCGGCGGGGTGTCCTGCACAGCATCAGCAGCGGGTGCGGTGGGGGTTGGTGCAGTCATTGTCTGGGCCTCCTGGGCCTATCGAGGGGTGTCGGGGTGTATCCGCCACCGCCAGGGTGGAGGAAGAATCTGGGTATAGAAAAACCCCGCAACCAGTGGTTACGGGGTTGTCGGCAGGAACGGGCTACGCCGCCTGTGGCATCAGCTTGTCCAGTCTGTCAGTCACGATTCTACGATCGTCGTCGCTGTGGAATTCCGCCGTAGCGGCCCGCACGTTCACGAGCAGGGAATGCGGCACTGCGATGCTCTCCTCTACAGCGATCGATAGGGCCTCGCCAAGTGAGTACTCGTGCTCACCCTCGGTTAGGTCCATCATGTACGTGCCGAGATTGCCTGCGAACATCGCGTCTTCGCCGAAGTGGTCCCGGAGAACTGCGGAGAGTTCCCAAGCGAGCTTCTGGACGGTCGACTTCATAGCTTCCCTACTCTACGCCTTCGGCATTCTGCTGTCTCCACCGGTCCCGAGCGATACGCTTCCGCATCTCGATCGCGGCGTCCGAGGTGGGGACGGGCACGCGTTCACCGCGATAGTTCACGATCACGCCTTCTCCCCAAACCGGATGGGCAGTGCCGATCGTCCACTCGCCGGTGTGCTTGCCGCTCCGCGTACGACGCTGCCGAATGAGAACACGCACCTCGACCCCGTCGATCGTGCCGAACAGGTTGTATCCCTCCCCGCCACTGTTCAATTCAATCCGGTCCGGCGAGAGCGCGATTCGCTCCACTTCGCGATGTATTCGTGTGAAGCGTGGATCAAGAGGATCAGCTTCAGTGAGCCATCTACTCGGATCCTCGATCCCGCTGTAGTCGGCCCACTCCTCCCGAAACTCGGTCTTCGTGTCAGCGCCACGCATGGGTGCGTGACCGCCCCCGTTTCGGTCGCTTAACAGAACATGCCGCCACGACTTGGGGTCAGTCGTCCGCACTTGTCCTGGCGTCACCTTCGGACCGTCAGCGGGAAGGCCCTCGTACGCCTTCGGCGTCACGAGCTCTGGATCGAAACGGTGAGGCCCGTCGGCCGAAGCCGATGCCGCACCGGCGGCACCACCCTTCGGTGGCACCGTCGGCGGAGTATTCCCCGCCTGCGTATCGGGTTCGGGGGCTCCCTTTGATGCCGCCGACGCGGCTGCCCCGCCGGAGCCAGCAGCGCGTCCGTCTTCGACCTGGGCGCGGTAGGCGCGGTACTTGGCGAGTTGCTCGCGCTGCCACTTCGCCGCTTTCGAGTCACCACGACCGTCGGCTTCGAGTTTGGCCAGCGACTGCTCGAGGACGTGGACCTGGTTCACAGCGAAGTCTTTGTCCGAGCTCGTCGACTTGCCCGGACTTGAACTCATCGGAATTTCCGATGAGTTGCCACGCGGGTCGGCATCCGTTCCGTCGTCGCGCGTCGACCCGTTCTCCTCGCGCAGACGCTCCAGGAGCTCCTGATGGGTCCAGCCCTCACGCTCGGCGCGGTCGAGCTGGCGGCGCAACGCGAGTTCGGCGGCATGCCCGCTGTAGCCGCGGGTGGCCTCGGTCCACAAGTCCTCGTAGAGCTCGTAGGCTTCGCGCCCGTCCCAGTCCTCGCCCTCGCGGACCAAGACGGCTTTGCAGTCGCAGAAATCGTGGAACGTCTTGCCCGCCCGCACACCCTTGGAGGCGATGGTCGCCGACTTCTCGGTCTTGAACACCGGGCCGCGGGAGGTGAGCATCACACACCGTGAGCAGTTCTCCGCACCCGAGAGCACCCGCGCCCAGCCGATCTTCTTACCGTGGCGCTCGGCGGTGTCGATGACCGCTTCACGCCCGGCCGCGTCGGCGTGGCGGGCCAGGCGTGCCCCGAGCTGTCCGGCAACACTGACGGTGGCCTTCGACTTGCCGCGGGTCACCTGGTCGGGTGCGCTCACCGTGACGTGACTGCGGGAGCGGCGCTGCGCGTTCTCCTGCTCAATGTCGGCCAGGATCGTCTCGATCGCCTTGGGGCTGTAGGGCCGCAGCGGTGCCGGCTCGACACCGGGCACCGTGTGGGCCATGTTGCGCACCGCAAGCACATAGGACTCGCGCCGCGCCTCGTTCACATTCCGGTATGCAACCTGGGCGAACCGGGCTCGCGCCTCGTCGGTGGTCGGCTTACCCAACGAGCTCAGCAACCGGGCAGCCAGGCGCACCATCTTCTTGGTGATGGCGCCCTGGCGGTACAGATACTCCGCGGTCGAGAGCGGTCTAGCCTGCGTCGGTGAGGTCACCGGTCACCAGGTCCGACGACATGGGCTGCGCCGACTCCGAGGGCTCTGCAGGCGCGTCGTACAGCATGGTCAGCGGGTCAGACTCCCGACGTGCGGCGACAGCTCGGTTCACAGTCTCCCGAGTCCAGCCGGGGATGAACTCCCACAAGAACTCATCAGGCACACCGAGCATCTGCCCCAACTTGCCCAGCGCATCAACCGTCGCCGCATACGAGCGGGCCGACGCGTCGCGCCACTTCACCTCCGACGCGAAGTCCGCGGCGGCGGTAGTGTCGCCGTCGATGTAGGCAGCCAGCCGGAAGGCCTGTTCGTGGGACTCGCCGAACGACGTGGTGATCTCGTCGGACTTGCGCTCCTTGGCCGACTCCAACGCCGCCAGCGTGGTGTCGGAGATGTTGGAAACCTTCGTCAACCCCAGCGCGTGCGGCGGCAGTTGGCCGATGGCGGACATGTCCAGCAGCCCGGAGTCCTTCGACTCGATATAGCGGGTCAGGTCGGTCTCGTTGAGCTCGCCGACCTTCACGTCGGTGTCGTTGAAGGTCCACACGTTGTTGACCTTCATCCGCATCGCTTCGTCTTCGTTCTTAGCGGTCCAGCCGATGATGTAGCGCTGTTTGAACGCGGCGAAGTACTGGGCGACCAGCATCCCGAACGTGGTCTCGTTGATGCGCGACTGGATCGCCAACAGCGGTTCGATGATGCCGAGCTGCTCTTCGCCGTCGAGCAGCACCCGGTCGCGGTAGCGCACGATCGGGCACACCCCGATGCCGTGGTGGCGCGACTCGATGTAGGCGAAGTTCTCCGCCCGCAGATACGTCGGATCAGTCCAGCCCAACGTCGAGTGCGGCTGGGACTTCACACCGATGAAGTGCACATCCGACTCGTCGTAGAGCCGGATCATGTTGCCGTTGACCTCCAGCGCGTGCAACGGCCAGTCGTCGTCGATCGGCCCACCGTGCTTGGGGTCCCACACCATGCGCTCGCCGTACACCGCGGTCATCTGCCGCGGCGACGACGGCTGCCAGAACACCTCCGCGCCCGACTCCTCCTGGCCCGGCGTGAGCGCTGGCAGCACCGTCGTATAGGCGACGCCGTAGTGCAGCGCCGAACGGTGCAAACCGGTCTGGCGCGCATCCATCTGGTTGCGCTGCCACCACTTCCACGGCCCGGCCGCCGACCCGTCGGACGACAGGTAGTTGTCGACCTTCATCACCTGGGAGAAAGTGTCGAGCACCAGCGGCAGGAAGTTCGTCTCCGAACGGGCGGCCATCCGCTTGAGCGCCGGTTTCGCATCCGTGTCGACCGGCACCGAGCACACCGACTGCTGTGTCGGGATCCCCAGCTCACCACCGGAGTACGGCACCGTCGGCGACAGCGCCGCGTTGAGCAGGTCCAGGCGTCGCGCCTCGTAGGCGCGGACCTGCAGCAGGTTCTGTGCGAGGTCGACGGCGTCACGAGCTTTCACGCGACCTCCTTCACATCGAGAAGAACACCGCTTGCCCGGTGCGTTCGGTGGTTGGGTGCTTGTCGAGGTAGCGAGCACGCGCCATGTCGGCGAGCAGCATCGCCGCCCAGCCGTCGACCTTGCGGGCCGACTCGCGGTGTTCCTTCCCGAACGACAGGCCGTAGCGGTTCAGTCGGCGGCGGGCGTTCAGCACGTGTACCCGCAAGAGCGTGTCGACGGGCTCACCGGTCGAGTGTCTGATCGCGCCGTCGAGCACTGCCGCCACAAGTGCCTCGTTCGCGAGCGTCGAGTCCTTAAGCCCGCTGCGCATGTCCCATCCGACGACCGATCGGTTCGATGCGCGGATCTTCAACTGGTTGCGGTAGTCCATCGACCATTGATCGACGTAGGACTCCCACAGCGCCACGTCAGCGAATGCGCCGACAACGTCGTATGTCGTGAACGCGTTACGGAACACGCCGTCGACCTCGGCGCGGTCGACTTCCCAGTCCCGTCCCCGAGGCCCATCCGGTGCCTGCCAGATCCCGAGCGTTTGGACCAATCGGTCAGCTACCCGTATCGCAATGAGTGCCGTCGCGTCGTCGGTCTTGCCGCCGTCGAAGCCCAGTGTGATCCGGTCGCCCGGCTCGAGTCGGTCATCGGTGGCTGTGGTGTCCCAGGCTGTGGTCGTCACCAGGGCATCCGATGCCGCGACGACTTGGTTCAGGTAGAAGCGGCGCGACACCTCAACCGGGGTCGTCGGGTCCAGGATCTCCTCGACCAGTCGGTCGATATCGAGCCACTCCGAGTCGCCGCGCGCATCAATCAGCCCCGCCCGCAGCGAGTCGCGGTCGGCGAGATCGGTGTCGCTCGGCGCCTCGGTTGCGTCGTAGTACAGGGCGGCGCGTGATCGGCCGGTCTCGATCGCCGTCCATGTCTCGTAGTCGGCCTCGGCGACCGAGCCTTCACCGGGGACGTGCGCGTTCTGGATCGCCAACGATCTGGCCGCACCGTCACGCGACTTGCCCAGGTTCCGGTTGATCGCACGCGACATCTCGACGCCCTGGTTCGCGTAGATCCAGTGCTGGGTCTCGTTCTTCACCACGAAGGTCGGGCGGCCGCCCTCGAGTGCGCGGGGGCTTGATGTGACAGCCTCGATGCGACCGGTGCCGCGGCAGTAGATGATCTCCTTGCCCAGGTCGACGCCGAACTCGGCGATCGCGTCCTTTGACAGCATCGGACCGAGCAGTGTCATGGTGTTCCGTGTTTGTTCGCGCGACACGGCGGCGATCTGAATCCATGGCGCCGGGTGCTGAGCTGGCCGGCCGTCGATCATGCGGCACTTGCCCAAGGCTTCGAACCACACCATCGCCGCGGCGAACGGATCCTTGCCTGCCCCAGCCCTTCATTCTGCGGATCACCCCGCGACGGTGGACGAACCGACCTGAGTCGTCGACTTCGTACCACCGCAGCAGGATTCGGAGCTGCTCCCTGGTGAATCGGAGTGGGCTTCCAGCATCGGGACCGTCTGGTTGTGTCAGCCAGTCCGTTGCGAACTTCGCTGCTTCCCAGCCGATCGCGGTGTTGGCTCCCTGGGGAACAACATCAGGCCACGAACGAACGGCTGTCATCGGGCATCACCCCCCTTCGCTCATCAAGGCGGCGACGCCATTCGATGGCTAGGGAGGTGTGCTTCCCGAAGTTGCAGGGTCCGCAGGCCGGGACCACGTTGCCAATGCTGTGGCGGCCACCACGAGAGATCGGAACGACGTGATCCATCGTGAGCGGGCCGGACTCTCCGCAGTACGCACAGCAGAACCGGTACCGGTTCAGGGTCCGCTTCCAGTCCGCGTCCGAGAACTGGAAGGCTTGGGCACCACGAAGGCGCGCCTTCCGCCGTCGGCGGTACTCCCGGCAGCGATCAGGGTTCTCGGCGAGGTAGCTGCGCGCATACTCGCGCCGATGGCCACCCTCTGCGGCGTAGCGTTCGCGGTCCCGCTTGCGGGAACGGCCGTCGTCGCGACGACGGCGATCAGACGCACGGGTCTTGCACTGCCGACTGCAGTAGACGGCGTGCGGGCGCTTGCCCACCATCGACCCGTTGCACGCAGCGCACAACCGGATCGAGGAAGTCACGTCGCCGCGGCCCGGTACTCGTCCATGATGGCGACCTTCGCCGGATCGACGTCGGGCTCGCCGCCGCGCTCGAGCTCCAGGCGCACGCGTCGACGATCGCCCTCTGTCACCAGCAGACGCTCAAAAGCCGAGTACACCGTCTGGAGCATCTGCGCAGGTCGGCGCTCATCGCGCTCCTGGGCCTTCTTGATGTAGGACAGATCGTCCATCAGGCTGAATGCGAAAGCCCAGTCCGACGGTTCGTAGAAGTCAGCCTGGCCCGACTTGGCCAGCGAAGCCCACAGGCTCTTCGCGATCGGATGCCAGCTCCTGTCTGCGGCAGGAACCTTGACCGCCTTCGCGCCGGCGGCCTTGTCAGTGGCGGACGTCTGGTTACGTCGACGGCGTTGATCGGAGCGCTTAGGGACTGGACCAGGCAATTTGGTGACCTCCAGGGTCGGGACGGAATCGTCAACCTCCAGGGTTGACGCGTGCAAAACTTGGGAACCCGTACAGAGCCTCAGGTGCTATGTCCCCCGGGGCTAAGGGTTTGATCCGGCTGGGTCACCCCCCACCCCGGAGGCCGGGATGGGGTTCAGCGGGGAGTCGGCATCGCGCTTTGCGAGCCGCGACGCCGGCGGCACGCTCACGTGTGGTCTTGGCGTCGTGGCACGGCCTGCACAGTGTGACGAGGTTGGCGAGCTCGTCGCCTCCGCCTGCGGCCCGGTTGTGGATGTGGTCGGCGTGGAGGGTGCCGTCGCCCTGGCGGCCGACGTACCCGCATCTTTGGCAGGTGTGGCGGTCCCGCTTGAAGCAGGCCTGTTGTAGTCGGGATGGAACACTGCGTGTCCCGGCGTGCGACTGCCAGGCCACTAGCGCTGCCCGTGATCGCGCTTGGTGCGGTTCATGCGGCGACGGCCGCGCCAGGTGTTTCGCCATGCCCAGCGTTGTCCGCAGGCTGGGCAGCGCCAGGTCAGGACGGTGCCGGGGGTGCGCTCGATCATTCGTAAGTCAGAAGGAACACCGAGCTATGGTGCTGTCGCTCGGGGAATGCGCCGAATCGGTAGGTCACCGTGCCGCCGGTGAGCCCGGCCTCGGCCGCGAGGGACAGGAGTTCGGCGGTGGACTTCCGTGCCGCGAACGGGGCGAGCGCGGCGACGACATCCCCTTCGTCGCCGCGCCACGTCTCCGGGTGTGTGATGTGGTCACACATCATCGGGCCGGACCTGGGCCATGAAGTCGAGGACAATGTCGGCTCCGGTCGAAAAGTGAGCAGGTAGTTCCGGTCGAAAAGTGAGCACCCTTCAATGTTTGGAGAGTGATCACTGTGGAGGATTGGGCGGAGATTCGCCGGCTGTATCGGGCGGAGGGGTTGTCGCGGGCTGCGATCGCGCGGAGGTTGTCGCTGTCACGGAACACTGTGGCTAAGGCGCTCGGCGCGGATGCCCCACCGCGTTATGAGCGTGCTTCGTCGGCGACGTCGGCGTGGGCGCAGGTCGAGCCGGCGGTGCGGGTGCTGTTGAGCCAGTTCCCGACGATGCCGGCCACGGTCCTGGCTCAGCGGGCGGGCTGGGCAGGTGGGCATTCCTGGTTTGCTGAGAACGTGGCTCGGATCCGTCCGGAGTATGCCCCGGTCGATCCGTGTGATCGCTTGGTGCATCTGCCTGGTGAGCAGGTGCAGTGCGACTTGTGGTTCCCGGGTGCGCTGGTGCCTGATCACGGTGGGGTGTTGCAGTCGTTCCCGGTGTTGGTGATGGTGGCCGGTTATTCGCGGTTCATCGCCGCGATGATGATTCCTTCGCGGGTGACTGGGGATCTATTGGCTGGGATGTGGCGGCTACTGCAGGACCTTGGCGCGGTTCCTAGAACACTGTTGTGGGACAACGAGTCCGGTATCGGCCGTCGCGGCCGGCTGGCCGACGGTGTGGCCGGATTCTGCGGTGTGTTGGCCACTGGGCTGGTTCAGACCCGACCCTATGATCCTGAATCCAAAGGGCTCGTGGAGCGGGCCAACGGCTACCTGCAGACCTCGTTCCTGCCGGGCCGAACGTTCGCCTCACCGGAGGACTTCAACGCACAGTTGTGGACGTGGCTTGCCGGTATCGCCAACTGTCGCACGCACGCTGTGACTGGCCTGATCCCCGCCGACGCGTTGGAAGCAGATCGAGCGGCGATGCTCGCGTTGCCGCCGGTGGCTCCCAGGACCGGCTCGGTGGTCACGACGCGGTTGGGTCGTGACTACTACGCCAGTGCCGGGGGCAACGTCTATTCGGTGCACCCGGAGGTGATCGGACGGATGATCACCGTATCCACGAGCCTGGACCGGGTCACTGCCGTCTGCGGTGACCGCCTAGTGGCCGACCATCAGCGATTGTGGGGTAGCTCTGGGCTGGTCACCGATCCGGTTCATCTGGCCGCCGCGGCGGCCTTGCGGGAGCAGTTTCGTACCCGGCCGGCTGCCGGGACGCATCTGAAGGT